CCTCCAGGGGGACTTCGATAGCCTGAGCGCCGAGGCTGGTGTCGAGAATGAGGCCGGCGCTCTCGATCCTGATGGGCCGAGCTACGTTGAAGGTTCCGCCCGCGCCGATGGTGTAGAGAGACACGCCGGCCGTCAGATTATGTGCAGCTCGCCCGATCTGATAAACGAGCAGTCTTTCAGCGTTGAAGGAGTCGAGCATCTCGTTGATGATGGTCAACCCGTCTGACAGCTCGGTAGAGGTAGGGGTCTCATTGGGGCCGTACACTCTGAGCAGGCGTAGACTGGCTTTGATCAAATCCGTTACTGTCACAGCGCACCTCCAGGGTATGGTTGCGGGGGCGGGAGTTGAACCCGCTCCAAGAAGGGTATGAACCTCCCGCGCCTCCGAGGCTCCCCGCGATAGGTATTACGGGCCGGCAGTGGCGCCGATGGTGAGCGGTGCCGTGGAGCCGACAATGAACACATTAAGTCTGCCGGAGGTGTAGGCCGAGACCCGGACGCGGAGATAGCGAAAGCCTGATACGCTGAATCGCCATGTTCCAGCTGCGGTGGTAGTCGATACCGCGGTGCCGGTTGCGGCAGGGGCTCCAGGGATTCCCACAAAGGTAATGTTGTCGGCGCTGGCTTCAAACGTCACGGTTCCGGTGAAAGCCGCATTGGCAACCAGATTGATACTGGCGCTGGCGGCCCCGAGAGGCAATCTCAGCGTGGTGCAGGCTCCTGTGGTGGCGCAGGTGGTGCCGGCGTAGACCGAGCCCGTGATGCTACTCTCGAATTGCTGAGAGAAAGCGGGGAGGCTCAGTACCGACAGCAGGCACACGAAAATCAGCAGTTTTCTCATTTTCCTATCCTCGATTCTTGATGGTTACGGCCCAGCAGTTGCGCCGATCCGCAGGGGAGCTGTAGAGCTCAACAGGAAGACCTCTGCCGCCCCGGCAGTGACGCGCGCGGAACACCGGACGCGCAAGTAGCGGAACCCCGAGACGGAAAATCTCCAGACTCCGGCGGTATCAGTAACAGACGTGACAGCGGTGCCGGTTGCAGCAGGCGCGCCAGGGATCGCAACGTAGGTGACGTTGTCCATGCTGGCCTCGAATTGGAGTGTGAACCCGTTGAAGGCATCCTCAGACATCGCGGTTACGGTAGCTGAAGCGCTTGCCGCACCGAGAGGAAGCCGCAGACCCACACAGGGCGCGGCGCTCACGAGGCCACTGCAGTCGGTATCGGCCGCGTCGATTTGTCCCTTGGTGCTCTTCTCGAACTGCTGGGCAGAGGCGGGAATGCAGAGCGCCAGCAGGAATACAAAGCCGAGTAATTTCTTCATCGCCTATCCTCGTTTCTTGAAGAAGCTGCAGCCTAATTCATTGCTCGCCGTCTTGGCCCAGCGGAACCCGGTCGGAATAGGCCTTGGCGGAAATGCGTGACAGAAACCGTCGAAGGGATTGTTGGGATCAAGCCTGCTCCGGAAGAAGGCACAGCCGCCGCAGCGGACCTCGGGGACGGCAACAGGCGCCTGGGCTGGGGGCTTGACGGTCTCTGCTTGCTTGGTGTTGGGAGTGAATCTCATGGGTCTCCGAAACATCGCAGGGGGAGCCGAAGCCCCCCCTGGTCAGTGTGGCCACAGAAAAGGTGCTGCTGATTGGCCGCTAACTAGCCTGCGATCCTGCAAGCCAGCTGCGGGTACAGCGCCGTCCAACCGTACAGCACGTCGAGACGGCAAGGGAAACTGTCCGTGGTGATGTCGTATGCACGGACGAGACGGATGGACATGCCGAGCTGCTTGTCGGACACGCGGCCGGCCATATCGACTCCACGCGGGAGCGGCAGGTCAGCCATGCCGAGACAGAAGGCATCGCGGTGAAACGCAAGATTCTGCGGTGAGGTGACAGCGGCTCCGCCGACCACATTCACAGCCGCATCCTGCACCGGGTATGCATCCACGGTGGCGAGCTTGTCTGTGTAGATGTAGATCGCGGGGGAAAGGATGGCGCTGATGACACCCGAGCCGTTCGCGGTCGCCAGGGCGGTCAATACGAATTTCCGTAGCTTGCCCGTGGTTTCACGAGACTGCGGGTTGACAGCGTACACGCCGTCGATGGTGATCACGTCACCTTCGTGCAGATCACCAGTGGTGGCGGTGGCGCCCTTGATCAGCACGGTCGTGGTGCCGGCAACTGTGATCGTCGTGTTGACGGCCAGCGGTCCACCCGGACTCCCGAATAGATGCTGCCGCACGTTCTGATCCATCTGCCACTCGAACCCGACCGCCGTGCCCATCCTGCCGGTCTTGTACTGCTCGGAGATTTTGTCTCCGGACTGGAACAAGCCCTTCAGAGCGTCCACGATTTCGATCTGGGAATCGGGGTTGATGACGAGAGAACGGAGACCGTCCTGCGGAGTGGCCTCGTCGTCCAGTGCTCCACCGGACTGGAGGTAGGTCTTCAAATCGTTGGGGAGCGTGCCCGGCACGCCGACGACGTTGTAGACCTTCTTGTACAGGGCGAGCCCGTCCAGGTCGATCTTGTTGGCGATGGTGGCGACCGCCGGCTTCAGGATTCTCTCGCTGAAGTCGTCGATGCTCAGGGCCAACTCGGCCGAGGTGAATGATACGTCCACGCCTGCCTGGGTGTTGAGCGTGAGGGTCGTGTACTGCTCGATGCTGTCTTCCAGCGACAGAGCCGTACCCGTGCGGCCCAGGTAGCGGGGCGGTTTACGGATGTTGAGGGCCGTGCCGATCTTGGCGCCCTCGACGGCGAACTTGTCGTCGTACTGTCGATTGACGAGTCGCGCGAACTTCAGGTTGTTCTCCAACACACGCAGAGCTTCCCGCGTGATCATGGAGATGGTGAGCAACGTATTGCTCGGAGGTGTGATTAGAGGCATGGTGAAAATTCCTTACTGGCCGGAAAAGTTTAGCGGCCGTTCCCCGCTTCCCGCCACTTCTTGAAGTCCTGGTACGACATCTCGTCAGGGTTTTGCGTGCTACGTGCAGACCGAGAGCCGACCGGCTCCACAGGAGCGCTGGCAGAAGAGGTTATTGGTTTTGGACGTTGTACTGCTGCAGGGCGAGCAGACTGCCCTTTGGGCTGTGACGCTCCAGGAGCGCCAGCCGACGGAGTTGACGGAGTTGCCGGACTCGCTACCCCGAACTGCGCCTCGATCCTCCCGATGGCCCTGACACAGGCTACGGGAGAAAGTTTGGCGAGCCCGGCTGCAATGTCCGGGTGCTGGCCGAGGAAGTAAGCCACGTCGGGGCCGGCGGGGGAATCCACAATCGCGTTGAAGGCGACTTGCGGGATTTTGAGATCGGACCCCACGACGGTGTCGAAGTCTTCGTACTTGGTGCGGGCGGTGTCCAGCGACTTGTTCCAGTTTTCCACGATCGTGTTCTGCTGGACTGACTGTTGCTGCCGCTGGGACTCGTCTCTGTCTTCCCTCAACGCTTTCTTGGCGCTGTAGAGAGAGACCGCCTCCACCCAATCCTCGTAGGTGGTGAAGTTGTCCCGAACTGGTTTCTCGGAATCCACTACCGGCACGGCCGCAGGCGTTGCTGCCTGGTCGCCGCTCTCTATTGCCGACAGCCGCCGCTTCGCCCGAGTGAGTTCATACTCCAACTCCTCATTGCGGCCTTCCAGTTCGTATCGCCGGCGCGTGAGCGTGTCGATCCGCTTCTGCACATCCGATTTTTCTTTCGGCTGTGCGGCCGCGGCCGCTGCTGCGTCGTCCGGCTGGACTCCTGAAGCGTCACCCCCCTCGGGGGTTTGCTCGCCAGGAGTGCCTGAGTCTCCTGCTTGCTCTCCAGGCGTGATGTTGGTGTCGGGAGCTGCCTCGCCGACTGTTTCAATCGTTACACCTTTCTCGTTGTCCTCGGGTGATTGCTGTCCGGGGATCGGATTCTGCGTTGACATTAACTACCTCTCATACGAGGGATACCCCTCGGGTTTGGGTTTGCTGGTTGATGGGAAAAGAGCCGAGGTAAGCACGGTGCCTACCCCGGCTCGGGTTGAAAGGAAAGGCTACCCGCCCAGCTGTTGCGACAAAAGGGCAGTGGCTACTGAGTAGGCGGTCGCCTGCGGTCCATACAGGACGGAACTGGTGGCGTCCGCGAGCGTGTGCCCCGCGCCGACGATCAGTGTGTTACCCGCGAGAACGACAATGCCTCCCGCCGAATCGTGAAGCGAGAATGCATTCGTCAGCGCCGAGCCGCCGATCACGCCACTGTTGATGAACAGGCAATCCTCGTACACCTCAGCGCCGCTGGCGCCAATCGAAGCCGATCCGGCGACGATGAAGAGGTGGTAGGTGCCATGGATTGCTTTCATGTACACGATGCAACGCTTGAAGCGGTTCCCCGCCGAGCAGGTGGCCGCTGAGCCGGTCCCTGTGTACAGAATCTGGGAATTGCCCCCCGAGGCCGCGCCCGCGCTGGTGGTGTAGGTGCCGATGACGCAATCCTCGAATTCATTCTGGATTGCTCCCTTGAGGTTCAGGGAAAACGCGCCAGCGATGTCGTTGGCGGCATCACCGATCCCGACAATGTGGCAGTTTTTGAACTTGTTGAGCCGGCCAGTGATGGTCATGCAGCCGGTGGGCAGCGCGCTGGCTACACCCTCCCAGAACTGAATGCCCTGGAAGTAGCAGCCGTGCGCCGTCACCTTGAACAGATCAGTCGCCGCGGCGTAGGCGGCGGTGAAAGCGATTCTGGATCGCGGTGAATTGCTCACGCCAGAATTGACGCCGATCAGATGGACAAGGTCCTTGTCCCAGGTCAGCAAGCCGTTCTGGTAGTCGGTGCAATTCGCCGAGGCGTTGCCCTCACCGGCGAACAGAACCACGTCGTTCTGGTTGGCAACGGCGACCTCTTTCGCACGCCGGAGCGTTTTGAACGCGGATTGCCAGTTTTTGCCGCTGGCGTTGACATCCGAACCGAGACGCGGCCGGACGTGCCAGATGTTGCCAGGGACAAACGGCAGATTGGGCGGCAGATTCGGCAGAACCGGAACGCCGCGCCCGTTCTGATCCCGTACAAACGGGAGCTGAGGAGCGAGAATAGACATTGATGACCTCTTTAATGGTTAGACTGCCCGTGAGCGGGTTTCCCCGCCCTCCGCCGCACCGGCCGGGGCCAGTCGATTGAAATTGTATGCGGACTAACCAGCCAGTACCACTTTCTGGGTACTAACTGGCCTTCTGACATACACAAGTCGGGAGCAGAGACACCGGAACGACGCGATTTCGCCCGAGGGCCGGGACACCGTGCGCCGGATGTTCTGCTTGTTACGCCGATCGCAATACGGGCATTTGAAAGTCACCTGGTCCGAGCTGAACTTCGAGCCGGAGTTCTTCACCTTGATTGCCGTGGTCTCCACGTAGAGTTCGCCGGCGCCGGGGAGGACCGGTTTCGACGTGCTCGGGTTGATCAGAGTAGAGGCTTCTATCACTGTACAGGCCCTCCACCGCCCATCGGCCCGCCACCGCCCCCAGGAACCCCTCCAGGAGCCCCACCACCGCCAGGAGCCATCGCAGCCCCCATGGTGGCCGGCCCGCCCACGTCCGGAGTCATGCCCTGATCCTCTTCGATCTGTGAAAGCACGTCCAAGCGCTTGTTGATCGAGTCCATCATGATGCGGATGTTGTTGATCGCTTCCTGACTCTGAATCTTGGCCTCGGTAGTGATAAGGGAGGCTTGAACCTGAAGCCCTGCGATTCGCTCCCGGCTCGTCAGTTCGAGAATCTTCTTGTCGCGCTCGTCACTGAGCTGATTCACGATCTGCGTGAGCTGCTCGTTCTGCTGCATGATCTGGGTGATCTGCGCCTGCATCTGCGGCGGGATTTGAGGAGCCTCCCCCTTCTCGGCGGCTTCCTCCGCCTGAATCTCAGGAGGCAGCATCGTCTTCAGCCGTTTGGCGATTTCCTGCGCCCCAGGCCAGTCCATGTTCTTCACCAGGAGGTCCCCGGCTACTCCCACGATCTGCGGGAAACTCTGGGTAAGCTGAAGCATCGAGGCGACCGCTTCCTGTCTCTTCGTGTTGAAGGATGGGCCGACTGAAACCGTGACATCGTACTTGCCGACTCCCACGTCATAGATGTGGTTGATGTCGTCCATCGGCTGCTCGCCTTCAACCGGCTGCACGGCGGGGTTAGCAGAGGATTGCACGTTGACGATTCTCTGCTGCTCCTCTCGGCCGATGATCCTCGCCACTCTCGGCGCGTCGTACACGTAGGGGATAAGGTCGAGAATGATCCTGCCCACCTGCCGGATGGACCGGGCAAGGTTGTCAGCCAAGTGATAGTTCGCCACCGAGCCCTCATGCTGCCGGGCAAGAATGGCACGCCCTGATGTCTCATTGCCTTGAGCCCCGAGCGACGCGTCATACAGCCCGGTGGTGGCCTTCAGGTCATCTGCAGCCTGAGCTCTGGCCATCGAGATGGCTTGAATCGGAGGTTCCCACTGCGCGCGCTGCGGAGGAGGAGCCAGGTTGTCCCCGATTGATTTCGCTTTGTACGGCAGGTAGGCGAAATTCTTGTTGTTGAGGTTCTTCCACATGTCCTCATAACCCTCGATCTGTCCGGCTTCCAAGATGTAGGGAGCCTTCGGGGCGAGGGCGATCATTTCGGTCTCGGCTGAGGTCCAGTAGTTGTACGCGCGTTGAGCATCCTTGGCAAATCGGATCACGCCAGACAGCTTCCTCTTACCGTCTACGATCACTTCATCGCCGTACACCGGGACCATTGGGATGTACTTCCCTTTGTAGTCGTCGCGCTCGGCCAGTTTTTCGAGGCTGTTAATCTTGCACCACTTCACCGCGTAATCCTGGACTTTCCTCTTGCCAACTACTCTGGCCTTCTGCTCTTCGTCCAGGACATCCTCGAACCCGATTGTGTTGTCGTCCAGCTGGCAGAGGGTGCGCTGAGTCGGCTCGCGGTAATAGTATTCCGCGACCCGAATCGACTTCTTCGTGATCCAGCCGGCCGTGCGGTCTCCCACTGAGCTGAAATCGGGAAGGCCGGCCAACTCGGAGTCTGGGTACTGCTGCTTGTATTCCTCTTCGCTCAGGTCCTCGACGATGAACACCCAATTCAAGTCTCGGCCTGCTGGGTCTTTGCTGCTGGGATCGGCATAGACCATCATAGGGTTGACAATGCGCTCTATCAGTATCTCCTGGTCGAAGGAGGTTGAGTCCGTGTACTGCGTGAGAATGCGAACCCACCCAGGCCCGCCGGTGGCTGCGGCAAAGTCGAAAGCCGTGTCGTAAGCAATGTCGCCGTCGTTCTGCTCGATGGAGCGAATGAGGCCTTCCAACACCTCGGCCGTCTTCACGTCTGCATCGTCACCCACCGGATTGATCTGTATCGCCGGCCTGTTCTGCCGCTGCTCATTGGTGACAGATCGGAGGAATTGCGGAATGCGGTTGATGGTCAGACACGGCCGGCCGTCCTGTTCCCGGCGGCTCTTGACCTCGAACGGCCACTGATCGCCCACGCGAAATTTCAGGTCCTCCAGGGCTTCGGAGCGCTGCTCGGTTTCCGCCTCCGAGGCCAGCTTGAAACGATCCTTGGCTTCCTTGAGGAACGCCTGCAGCTTCAGGTCGTCGCGCTGCTTCTCGCTCGGGTCCACAGCCTCGTCCGTGCCCTGGTTGTAATTGGCTGCGGGCGGAACAGGCGCGTTCAGCATGTCACGGCTGATCGACGGGTCCGGGATGAAAATCGGATTACTCGCCATTGGCTACCTCGAAACTGTTTCTCAGAATGGGATATCGAAATTCGCGGCGCGCACCGTCCCCTGAATCTTATTCGGGTCCGTGCCTTTGCCGACCACTTGATTCGTGAGCGGGTCTTTCAACACAAACTGAAACTGGTCATACATCCTGACGTTCCGCTCGTTGTGATCACGGAGAGCCTTCAACGTCTTCACCTGGGCAGCAGTGGGATCGCGGAAAATCTCGGCCGTCAGACCATAGCCGTTCTCGCCCATCTCACCAGTGAACTTGATCAGCTTCCCCTTGGCCGCGTAGGCTGCGTAGGATTTCGCAATCGCGTCTATGGGCGCGCCGCTCGCAGCGGCCAGTGAAGCCTCGTGAGTGACGCCGACCGGAACCTGGACAACACTGCCGTCTGTCAGAATCCACCCGCGGCTGAAAGTCGCAACCGAGCTCGGGGTGCCGAGCGTCTCGCGCTTGTACGGGCCGGGGTCCTTTAGACGGGCTGACCCTGCTGTGGTTGGCTTGCCTGCAACATCGCCAACTCCTCCGGTCCCAGCTGAGGACTTTGGCTTGGTTGCGAAGTGGGCATCCCAGGTATCGGGAGCGTGCTTCCTGAAGCCTTCCTCGATCCACTTCCCAGTTTCCTCCCGAAGCGGACCCTCCAGCCAGTCAGTGATTCCGGTTCGTCCTTCTGCATTAAAATTGCTGGTGTGTGCTTCCCCATTTGGGTTAGCCTCCCAATCGTTGAACGATGATTGAATGTCGGCGCCGCGCACGGCCGACCTGGTCTCGAAGCCGTTCCCCATTCCCTTAGCCGCCGCATCTGCAGCCGCATCTAGGGAGGCTATCTCGGCTGGTGTGAAGTGTCCAACAGGATTGCCAGCCTCGTCTATCGGCACGCCGTATTCTTTGTTCACCTTGACGATTCGCAGCGTCGGCTTACCATCGACCGCCAGGACCTCTACACCATCGAATCGCGGGTCCTTGGCTTGCAGAGCTTCGAGATACTTCACCAGGAACGCGCGATCCTGCAACTTGGCGGCTGCGAGAGGAGATTCAGCAGTGAGATCGTATACACCGACCGAGCCCTTATTCGCCGCTCTCAAGTGGTACGCCAGCACTGCCTCCTGGTTGGCCGCGTGCGCCATGGCCTGGGTCCACTCCTGCCGCGCCTTCTCAGTACCGAAGAGCGTGAACTCGATATTCGGGTTCACGTAGGTCTTGTAGGTGCCGCTCACCGGCTCTGATGCGAGCACGCGCACGCCGAGTTGCTCACCAATCGCGGTGGCCAATTTCGTCAGCACATGGGTTGTGATCGCTACGTTTTTCTCCCACGGCAGCTCGTGCAGGTCGGGATAGAATTTCGAGTACGGAGAATTCGATCCCCAGGCCAGCTCCATCGGGGACTGACTGAAGTAGCTGGCGAAGATGTCCGGGACCGCCATGGGCGGATCGCCTTGCTGAATCTTGATGGCAGCCCAATCCGCAGCTTGGATTCTGTCAGGAGTCCAGTCGTCGTGGCCGGCGAACTTCGTCCGGTTGAATTCCTCCACCTGTGCGTTACGAGTCCTGACGAGATGCTCGAACTGAGGAGGCGACACGCGCCCGCTATACTGAGGGTTATTCGGTGTATCGAGTTTGATGCCCTCCACCTGCTCCCCAAACGTCTTCGTCAGCCACTGCTTGTACGCGTAATCCACGTACTGGCTGCGGAAATCCCACCGATCACCCGAGACCGGCGCCCCGAATCTCGGGTCGTCGTTCATCTCGGTTCGCGTTTTCTTGCCGAATGCGTTGTCGATGAAGGCCGATATCTTCTGGCCGATGCCGGATGTGGGAGGTCTCCCCGAGAGGACTTCAGATATTTCCAAGGCGGTGGCGGGGGTGGAAGCGGCGGAACGTGGCTCAGGGTGGCCAGCAACCTTCCTCTCAGTGATAAGCACATCGCCGATACCCTTCTGGGGAGAATTAGCCGCCTGGGTGAGGCCAAACGCGATCTTGTACCCGCCGGCATTCTCTACGTCGAAATGATCAGCGATGCCTTGAGCCATCTTGTCGTGCCACAGCGCCGCTTCCCAGATCGCCTCGTCGCTCGGGAGATTCTGCTTGATGCGAAGCATGGAATCTGCAGCTGCGTCGGAGCCGATGATGACCGCTGTGCCGTCCTGTTTGGTCAGCTCGATGCGCGGGTTCTTCGGCGCCCCCACTCCAGGCTTGCGCTTCCCTACCTGCCTGATTCTAGCCTCGAACGCTTCCTTGGGATTGCGGGCTGATCTGATCGCCGCCTCCGGGCCGCCCTTGAACGGATTGACCCCCATCGGCACCATGGCTTGGGAGATATTGCCGGGGTTAAACAAGTCCGATGCGGCTTCCGTGAGCCAATCCGCCAGCCCCTGCCCCGGCTGATCCTGGCCGGTGAGTGCGCGGAATTCGCCCGTCCTATCGACATCCACTCGTCCAGCAGGGACGTTGAGCAGCTGATGTAGAGGCGTCGCCATAGCCGCTTGGAGCGCGGCAGGTGGAGGTGTCGCCGCCTCGATGCGCTCTTCCAAATCGGCGGGCGCGCCTTTGAACATGCTCGACGTGAGCGCGTCCGCGGGAGTAGACATATCCGGCGTGCCGAATCCCGCTCCGCTGAGGGCTTGCCCGAATTGCGACTGCTTGAACATCTTCATCAAGTCCGACAGATTAGGCATACAGCCCCCCTTGAAGCAGCGCGCCCAGCGATACCTCGGGCTGCGGCAATCCCATCAGCGGGAAGCCCGGCTCGAACAGCTCGCTTGTTTTCTTCGGCTCGGGCGGGGCGGGCCTTTTGGGATCGTATTTCCGGTGCTCGATCTCGCCGCGAATGCCCTTCACGCCGGAGCCAGTCCCGACAATCGGCAGACTGCCCGGCCGGCCGGTGTAGAACGGGTCAGTCAAATCCCAGGGCAGATCGAGCCCGCTCGCCTTCTCCAGGTCCCGAAGCGAGCGGATTTGAGCATCCGTCGGGGGAGTGTACATCTCCGCGCCGGCGCCCATGTTACCCTGGCCGATGCGGACGAGCCCTTCATCGTATGCGTCATGCTGCCAGTCCACGGTACGGCGGCCTGACCTGCCCTTTGCCTGGGAGACAGCAGAACCGTGCTTCCCGGCTGAGGAGATGCGGACGACTGTACCGTCCGGCAGAATGAAGCCGGGCGCGTTGACGAGGTCGGCAGGCTGCACCACCTCGCCCAGGTCGGTAGGTTTGAACGTCCGCTTGTACGCGGTGGCTGGGGCCTCGACTGGAGGCGTGAGCAGGTCGCTCAACACCGGCGTCGTCCCAGCCTTGGCAGGTGTTGGAGTCGGAGGCGTCGGATTGTATTTGTTGTTTTCGATTCTCCACCTGATCTGATCCGCTCCAGTGCCGATATCAGTCAAAGTCCCATAGGCGCCCATGAACGGGTCCGTCATTTCAAACTGCAACGGCTCCGGGTGCCGCGCTTCCCACGCTCGAAGCGCTTTAAGTTGAGCGTCGGTGGGATGGCCAAAAATCTCCGCCATAGGCCCCATCTCACTGGGC